GCGGAAGGTATCTTGGCATATGTATGGGAGCATACTGGGCCGCGGAAGACTATTTTGATATCGTAGATGGCATAGAGGCTGTGCAATACATCACCCGCCCTGGCACAGACACACGTAGACCGCATGCCAAAGCATTACCTATAACTTGGCAAGGGCAACAAGAACGAATGTATTTCTACGATGGATGTGCTTTAGTAGGTGATACTACAAAATTTAAAACTGTTGCTACCTATGCCAATGGTGATGCTATGGCCGTAATACAAAACAACATAGGGCTAATTGGATGTCACCCAGAGAGTCAACTCAGTTGGTACAACGAATATCATAGCTGGATGAAGCCTCACTATCACGGTGGGCGACATCATGAACTGCTGTTGGATTTTGTCAGCGACCTACAATAATACCATAGATCTCTTTCCAATTCTTTACAACTGGATAAGAACATTTGTGATGCATGTTGTGTCCGTGTTCGATAAGAATAGATTGTAATCCTAAGTTATAGCCAACATCGGCATTGGCAGGCTTGTCTTCAATCCACCACATGCCGCTATCTTTATACAGAGCCAACGCATCGTCTTTGTCTGCACCTGTATCTAAACAAATAACACTTTCAATAGCATTGCCAAACAACTTACGCAGATTCATTTCACGCAGTTTCTGTGCATTTTTATCTAGACTTAGGCTTGTGATAACACGGAATTCATAGCCGTGTTCTTCGTGCAGCCTTTTAACATAATGAGCTGAATCACGCAATGCTGGAAGAAATCCAATAGCAGCTGACTCATTAAAAGTCTTTACAACTTTCTTAGAGTCCTTTTCTTCTAGCTCGTTGTAGTGATGATGCAGATAATAGCTTTTCTTGTTATCTGCTGTCAATGTGTAACCGCGTTCTTGCATCCAAACTGAGAATGCCCATTCCCAATCCAATAATACACCGTCTGCGTCTGTAAGTATAAGTTTATTTTTCATACTGCATTATAACACAGTTTTGTATGATTGTCAACGGGATAAGTAAATTATGGACATGATAATCGCAACACTAATAATGACGCATATTACAATAGTATGCGTTACCCTATACCTACATAGAAACCAAGCACATAGAGGCATTGAATTCCACCCAGCATTGAGCCACTTTATGCGCTTTTGGCTATGGCTTACCACAGGTATGACTACCAAGCAATGGGTGGCCATTCATCGAAAGCATCATCAAAATACAGATGTAGAAGGTGACCCACATAGCCCACACGTATTTGGTATTTGGCAATTGGTATTTGGCGGAGTTAAGTATTACAATCAAGCAGGCAGTGATGCCGATATGGTCATGAAATACGGAGCAGGCACCCCCAAAGACTGGATTGAACGTAAACTTTATACACCCCACCATCGCCTAGGCATTCTTGTAATGTTGATCATAGATCTTGTATTATTTGGGCCATGGGGATTTGTAGTGTGGGGTGTTCAGATGATATGGATTCCGTTCTGGGCCGCTGGATTTATTAATGGTGTTGGACACTGGTGGGGTTATCGCAATGGCGAAACCAAAGACCACTCACACAATGTAATGCCTTGGGGTATTTTGATTGGTGGTGAAGAACTGCACAACAATCATCACTTGGATCCTGCTAATCCCAAACTGAGCCGTCGTTGGTTTGAATTCGATATTGGATGGATGTGGTTTAAATTGTTTAGCTATGCAGGCTTAGCAAAACTTAGAAACGCATAAAGAAAAAGCAGCCCGGAGGCTGCTTTTCTTTTACCGCTATGTAATGCTCTATGAGCGTAATATTATTTCTTCACGCCGCTGTTAACAAATGAATACATCTTTTCGGCGGTTTCTAGTACTTTATCTAAACCTGGATATTCTGGCATATCAACTTTACTAACGATTTGACCAGTCTTCTCATCACGAGTAGCAGTCATTTCCCATCCTTGAAATTTGACATGGAAGTCCTCGCTTACTAGACTTTTTGCCATACCCAAGATGTCTGTGCGGATTTCATATCCGTTCTTGTTGAATTTAACTTCTGGTAGTTTTGGTGTTTCAAATGCGTTTGACATAATAATCTCCTGTGTGTAATGTCTGTGTATTAACAACTACTTCCTTTTCGCTGTTAACTTATTATATATGCTCTGTGATAGAAAAGCAACTTATTTTTTGAACTTGTTTGTTCGTTCTTTAATAAGTTTAACCACTACGTCACTGAGCACAACCTCATAGTGGTTATAATCTACTTCTACTAACTCCATATCTGCATGATGCTTTTGACTGGCAATAGTAACTACCCCGTCATTGGGCTCATGCATAAACGGACTTTGTCCTTTAACGGTTACTATATTAGTCCAAGGATGCTGTATCTTAATCTTACTAGCCTGCTTCATTACCCAACTGCTAGGACCAATATCACGCATTAGTCTGCTAAATGGCAAAAAGTATTGAGCATAATCCGCTACTTCTGCACCACCATACGGAGTGCTCAATGTAACAGCACCCTTAACACTATCGGGCATAGCATTAGCTAGATGTAATGCGTATATACCGCCTAAACTATGTGCAACAAACACTAGGTTCTGATAGTTCTGCAATGTTGACTGCATGTCTTTTAGGTTATTTTCAAACCCATTGCGACTATCGTAATTGATGTCTAGCCCCGTACCCAGTTTACTCTTGATATAATTGAAACTTTCGCTGGTGGCATTGGCACCGTGTATATACACCAAGTTCATGCCAATATTTATCAAGCTCCGTATACGGCTTTGGCTTCTTCAGTGCGCCCCTGACGTGCAAGACTTGCAGCATATCGTGCTTGTCCAAATGCTTCTAAAAATGACCAGATTGAGTTTAAAATTGTTTTCATAGATAACTTTCCTTTTGGGAGTTGAATTGTCGGAGATAGATTTCCAACTGTGCGGCATCGGTAATGCCTTTGGTGCTTAGATATGCATCTAAGCGTGTTTGATAGCTAGATCCTGGAAACATTTCGGATAAACGTTCCAAGATGGCTAACATCTTGTTTGATATAGTCTTCATACTTTTCCTCTGTAAGTGTGTGTAGAACTCAGTGTTCCTACTCAGTATTTACCATGAGTAGTGTTACAACTTGATTAAATAGAACAAACAGTGTATAATATCAAATGATACACAGAGGGTAAATACTTGACTGGGAAAGGCATATGAAACTAAAAACAAGATCAATCCTGCAGGAATTAAATGAATTAGCAGAAATCCGTAACAAGGACGAACTGTTTGAAAGCCGTGCCACTAACATCATCAATTCAGCTATTAATCTGCTAGAAACGTTGAAAAAACACTACACAGCAGAACAAGCAGATGAGCTAGAGCGTAGATTGTTAAACGCCATACGTGGACAGGATCCCGCCAAATTCACCCGCGGCATACGTAAGATCGCCGAATCCAAAAGAACCAAGAGACAGTTAAATGAATCAGAGTAAATTATTTGAAGGTGGAAATGTATTCAAAGGTGCAGACAAGCAACCTCTGACACAGCGCATTGCCACTGCAGATGTAGAAAGCACAGTGGACTACATCGAACAGATCACAGGGCTAGACTTTACCAAAGAAAAAGATCTAGACGATAAAAAGCCAGTAAAATGGTTAGGCACCACTGGACGCAAAGAAGATCCAGATGGCACTTTTGAACGCAACAGTTCGGGCGATCTAGACCTCAGCGTGGATGCCAATGAAGTAGACAAAAGATCTTTCGCCGACAAGTTAATATCACAGTTTGGCAAAGAGAACATCAAATTAAGCGGTGACAATGTGCATTGGAAGGTGCCTATCAAAGGTGATCCAGCCAATGGGTTTGTGCAAGCTGACTTTATGTTCTCCGCTAACCCCAAGTTCCAACAAGGATCAATGATCAGCGGTGGCGGTGAGTATCGTGGCGAACATCGCCACATTCTATTGAGTTCTATAGCCAGAGCCAAGAACATGAAGTATAGTCCCAAGCACGGGATATTAAATCCACAAACAGATGAACTGCTGCCCAACGGCAACGATTGGAATCAAATTGCCAAAGAATTGCTGGGACAGACTGCTACCATCAAAGACATCCGTTCAGTGGATGCCATCCTTAACTATATTAAAAAACTGCCCAACTATGAAGAATTAGTTGCAGGCGCTAGAGAAACACTGGGCAAGCAGGGCATAGAGTTGCCTAAGGCCAATCAAATAGAAAGCTACCAACCAGGAAGTATAGGTTGGATGCGCCAGCTCATAGAAATAGTAAAATGAGATTCTGGGAACTATTATTAGAAGATCAAGCACCGCCTGCTAAGAAAGTTGGCAGAGAGTTCAACCACCTTGAAGACCTTGTGTTCACAGAAACCAATGGTGCTCAACGTGCTATACAGATACTCAAAGATCTAGCCAAACCAGAAAGCAAGATATCTATCAAGTGGGACGGCAATCCTACCATATACTGGGGACGTGACGATGATGGCACATTCCGCATGGTGGGCAAGAACAACTGGGGTCGTGAAGAAGGTAAAAGCAGTTCTCCAGATGAGTTAAAATCATTTATCATGAGCCGTGGCAAGGGTGAAGATTGGCGTGAAAAGTTTGCCTCAGACATGGCATCACTTTGGCCTGTGTTCGAAGCAGGCACTCCCAAAGACTTCCGTGGCTACGTCTACGGTGACATGCTGTTTCATCCTGGCAAGCCCTACGAAAGTGGCAATGGCAAGATAACATTCACTCCTAATCAGACCACCTATGAAGTCAAGGCAGTCAGCGACATAGGAGTAAAGCTAGGCAAGAGCAAGATCGCGGTGGCTGCACACAAACAGTTCAGCTACTGGGGTGACAAAACAGGTGAGGATCTAGACAGTGTAGACATGCTGAATGGGAATCCTGATCTTGTGGTGTTTGGCCTCACATATATGAGTTATCGACCTGCTGTGAACGCAGACAATCTAGGGCGCATAGAATCCCTGGCTAAAAATCAACAGGCTATTAATAAATTCCTAGCGCCTGTGGCAGGCATGGGATATCTACAAAGCGAGCTGTATACATTTGTAAACACCCAGAGCAAGGCCAAGCAGTTGGATAATCTCAGCTCAGAAGCTTTCATGCAGTTTCTACAAAAGACTCCAGCCAAAGCACAAAAGATCGCAGCACATGTTCAAGCTCATCCGGGCGTCATTGACACCTTGTTTGAGTTAGTGCGAGAAATCATGGCAGCTAAAAATGAAGTCATTGCAGAACTAGATGCTGCCAAAGGTGACATATCTGCACACACAGGTGGCAAGCCCGGCGGTGAAGGCTATGTAGCAGGCGGAAGCAAGTTAGTGCCACGCGATCGCTGGACGCCATTCCGTTCAGAATAGCTGCCAAAATCACTGATTTTTTCAATCCAATATAAATACTTGCATAGGGATCAGGTGATTCCTAATATTGCCGGCCTCTGAGCGAGGTCATTGATCAAGGAGAATTTATCATGGCAGACGTATTATCAAGAGTCGAAACAGTATCTAATACTGGTACAACAATCGCAACATTTGGTGCGAACGCACTAAAGCATGTAATCAACCAAGCTGACGTAGGTCGTGAGCTGATCGTGAAAATTGCATTGACAAACATGACAGACGCAAACGTTACAGCAATTCGTAACGCAATCACACTAGCAGGCGGTTCAGCAGGTGCCCTACCAGCTAACACAGGTGATGCATTCACTGTAGCAGCAATTGGTACAGCAGACGGTTCAGCTTTTGCTAGCGGAACAACAGACGTATTATACATGCGTGTTCAAGGCACTGGTACATTTGACACAACAGACGCAGCAGCCGGTATTGGTGGTTGCACTGTTACTGTTGAAGCAGTCTTTACACCAGCACTGTAATTAGTTAATTCTCAGGGATGGGAAGCATTAAAGGACCGCAAGGTCCTTTTTTGTTGGCTGAATTTCTATGAGTTAAATACATACATTATGGCACGATACCGAATTGTTACTCTCGTAGATATAACCCGCAGCCAACCTGATAGGAACGACACCGACAAGACTCTGTTGGGTCAACAGGCCAACTTCAACAGCCTGCTACAGGCCATAGGCATGCGATCCAATGTGGAATGGTTGCGTGACCCAAAAAAGCACACAGGAAGACTGCCTGAGCCGGCATCAGGCAAGGCCACGTATTGGATCTGGGAGTTTGACTGCGAACGTGATCAGGTTTTTCTACAAGACGGTGATCCAGTTTATCTGCTAGCACATGACCTCAACCATGTGCCTGTGGTTGTTGACTTAGAAAACAGTGAAGACATAGACCCAGCTGCCTTCCAAACTCAAGGTGACATGATAAATACTTGGGTAACAATGATTTAGGCAAAGTGTGTTTTTACATAGTCAGCATAAATACTAGTTCAAAGGCACCCATTAGGCATTCAATCATAGACTAGGCACATGGCTCGGAGCGAGCACTTGACTTATAACATTGGAGACGGCCTTAATGCCTACAGTAGCAGAACGTGTTGGAATAGTAGAAACGCAGGTTTCAAATCTTGGCGAGAAACTAGATGACATAAAAGTTGATGTCAAGGACATGCACGATTGCCTGGACAAAACTCGTGACGGACTCACGGAGAAATTAAATCAAATGTATGATGCCTCCTGCACACAGCATGCAGAATTAGGTAAAAAACTCAACGAATTAGAACAAAGCAAAAACAAGATGATGATGTATGGCATGGTAGGAATGGCATTCATAGCTGGTCTAGGATGGACTGGACAGTTGAATCTACAGACCATACTCAAGTTCTTCGGAGCATGAAGTAACAGCACTTAAATAAGGACCATAGGTCCTTTTTTTATGACACAAATCAGCCGTAGACTAGAACAGATAGTTCGTCGAGAATTATCTAAAAATATCATTCCTGTTAAAACTCCGGAGGGTATTCTAGTAGGTGATGTGTTGATAACCAATCAAGACAATCTCAAATTCCTTTACAGGAAATCGCAGATACTCTATGCAGAAATACACTTGAACTCCGTGGCCATTAAAATGGCTAATATTCTGGCGTTGAGACACAGCCACGTGTCGGTTGATCAGTTGTATCGAGCTGATCAAGAATACGGCCGTTGGTTTGTTGACAGCCAGATGTTGAGGGCTCAGCATCAAAAAGCCATACATATTCAGGACTATGATCGTGCAGATGTGCTGTGGGCTCGCTACAGTGAAAGCCGAGATCGCACTATTACTGCTAAAAATCAAGCAGAACGTTTGCTGTGAATTGAATAAATACTACATCAATTTGGATCCCATAAAATGAGAACAACCGACCTTTTTAAAAACAACAGATCTTCTAAAAGACTCAACGAGTC